ACCAAGATCCGTTGCCCTCTCGCCTATCTGATCGCTGAGTACAGTTACCGGCAGCCGCGTTACTACGCGGCAAAGAAGGCGTCGGAAAACGGCGACGCCGAGGCTGATCTCCAGGTTGCGCACTACGCCAAGCCCAAATCGATCAACATGCTCGCCGGCACCGCTGTCCACGAGGCGGCGTTTGAGATCGCCAACGGCAAGACCTCGCAAAGCGAGGCCGTCAGGCACGCGCTCAGCACCCTGCAAGAGCACAGACCAGCCAAATATAATAAGCGCGACATCACGATCACCGATCACCTGCTCTCGGATGACGGCAAGCGCGTCGCTACCACGATCGAGCAGACGGTCGAGGGCATCCGCGAGGCGTTTGCCGGCGCAAACCAGATCGACGTCGAGGAGAAGATCGAGCTGGAGCTACCAGGAATCGACGTGCCAATCATCGGCTACACTGATGGCCGTGGCGCTGGCGTCATTGGCGAGGTCAAGACCAGGTGGGATCGCATTAGCGCCAACTCGAAGACAGGCTTCGCCAACAACTCGGTGCCCGCCAGAGCTGAGCTAAACGACATCGCGCAGATCGCGCTCTATCAGAAGGCTTTCGGCGGCGGCACCTGCAAGATCATCTACGCGAACCGCATCTCGCACATCGTTCATGAGGTCAGCCAAGAGCAACTCGACGAGGCGATGAATCAGACGCTGGTGCAGCTTAGAAAACGCCAACGAATCCTCGAACGCACCGAGACCATGCGCGACATCATCGATCTCTGCGAGGTCGACTGGAGCGATTTCCGATGGAGAGATTTTAGCCCCGAGTTGCTGCTCGAACTCAAGACCGTGTTCTCCGAATGAGACGCCCGATCGACATCGAATCCGTCTGGTCGAAGCTCTCGAAGGTAGATGTCAGCGGGCACTGTGAAACCAAAGGCGGCTTTACATACCTCTCGTGGCCGTGGGCCTGGTCATACGTCAAAGATCATTACTCCGACGCAACCTTCGAGAAGCATCTGTTTGACGGCTTGCCCTACATGATCGACCCCCAGGGCTTCGCGTACGTCCAGGTCACGGTGACGATCCAAGGCTTGCCGGCGACTGAGATCTTGCCGGTGCTTAATCACAGCAATAAACCGATCAAGAATCCTGACAGCTTTGCGGTGAACACTGCGCTGCAGCGGTGCCTGGTGAAGTCGATCGCGTTTCACGGTCTCGGCCACTACGTCTACGCCGGCGAGGATTTGCCGCCAGGCGCCGAGCCAAAGAGACAGCCGTTCAACGTCGCGGAGGTCATCGACGAAGAACCAACAGTGGTCGTCGAGAACATCGAGGACACGCTGACCTTCCCCGACGTGCCTGGTGAGACTCAGAGCAGTCTGATGAAAGACCTGCTGAGCTGCTCATCGGAGCACGATCTAAAAAACTGGGAACGCGACAACGATGGCGAGATCGCCTGGATCGAGGAGCACGATCCAGACGCGTTCAAGCAGATCAAAAAAGAGCGCACCAAAATGAAAGGTAAGCTAGATGGGTGACAGACTATCGATGAACATCTTTTGCAACGACGGCGTCTCGGTGATTGAAACCGACCGGGGAAAAGTCTCGATTTCACCGACAGAGTTTCTCACCGGCTGGCAGGGAAAACGTCCGCCGTTTGGGCAATCCGAGCTGCGCGTGCGTGAAGCTCTCGATGCCGGCACCTATGAGGTTGCTGTATGGCGCAACGATGAGGTTCGCGCGCGCTGGATCGACAGTTCCGGCAAGCGGTGGAACGTCGTCGTCGAACGAGACGGCAACCCGTTTAACTATGACGGCGATCCGACACCGCCCGAAAATACCGAGCGCGAGAGATTGATTTATCTAAACCTCAGCGTGAAACCTCAGCAACAGCGGGCACAGCGCACAACCAGCAGGTTCGACTGATGAACGACGAAGGAAAGCTCCTACCGGTGTCAGCAGTCGCGACGCGACTGTTTGGCGATCGCAGCGATGCTTCGCGCAAGCGCGTTCGCGCCCTGGTCGACCAAGGCAAGCTGCGTGGCACGCGTCTGAGCGACATGCGCGGCTCTCCGTACTGGGTGACGCGAAAATCGTTCGAGGCCTACGTCGCCCAGATCGAGGGCGAGTGAGTCTCACCTCACCGCTGGCTGACGCCATCGAGGTGCTCGATGCGCGAGGAAAAGATCATGGCGATTTCGTGGAGCTGCACGCTCGAATTGCCCAGCTCTGGTCGGCATATCTGCAGACCAGCGTCGCGCCACATCAGGTCGCGGCACTGATGGCGCTGCTCAAGATCGCTCGATCGGAGTTCAACGCCGCAAACGACGACAACTACGTCGACCTTGCCGGCTATGCCGCGATTTACGCTTCACTGCTGAAAATCGACCGCCTAGGAGCGTCGCGGAGAGGCGATGAGCGCGACTTAGATGTCGAGGATCCAGAGAGATGACAAACGCGCTGACGCAGCTCTCTGGACCATTAAACAGGGTCAGCGCAAAACTACAGGGGACAAAAACATGACCGGCACAAGGGCAGCGACCGACACAAGGACGGCGACCGACACAAGGGCAGCGGCACGATTAGGCAGCCAGATAGAGACAAGGGTAGTACTGATCACACCGGAGAAGGCTCAGGAGTGGCTGGACGGAGCGACGGATTTCAAAAACCGCCCCATAAAAGAGGGGATAATAGTGAAATATGCGCGAGCTATGTCGAGCGGAGATTGGCAGATGAACGGCGAGACGATGAAGTTTGCGAATCGCAAGGGGTCTTCAGTGCTGATCGACGGACAGCACCGCGCGCTGGCGAGTATCAAAAGTGGCAAGAGCTTCACTTCTCTAGTGGTTTTTGGAGTTCCTGAAGAAACCTACACGTCGATGGACAGCGGTACGCTCAGGCAGCCAGCCGACTTTTTGTCTCGGAAAGGACATCAATACGTGCATAGCGTTGTTGCCGCGGCAAGAATGCTGTTTTCTGAAAAGGCGACTGGAAACCCGACAAATCGAGGACGAGGGTCCGTCGCAACAAATCAAGAGATTCTCGACATGGTAAGCTCGACGCCGGAACTAGAGGACAGCGCTGTCGCGGTCTACACCATTGCCGGAGGACACTCGAAACTCTTAACGCCGGCGATCTCGACGTATCTTCACTATCGTTTCGGGCAGATCGACGGCGAGTGGCGGGATTTGTTTTTTCACGGTCTGTATGTTGGCGCTGGATTGAAAGCGAAAAGCCCCATCCTGCTCCTGAGAAACCGACTGATCGACAATCTTGCCAACGCGACCAAATTGACAGCTTCCGCGAGAACAGCGCTAGCGATCAAAGCGTGGAACGCTTTAATTGAGGACCGTGCGATTGCGATGCTGAAATTCTCTGGGAAAAAAGAAAAGTTCCCCACTATCGTCGGACTCGATTAGATCAGCTCATCTTCAGCAATCGGCTCGTACGCATCATCGTGAATCCGGTGCGGCTCGATGCCAGCAGCCTGCCGCTTAGCATTGGCGGCGTCCATGCAGACGCGACAAATCGGCTCTCGGGTGCCGCCAGGCGGCGTGTAGGACGGCACCCGGAGCGGGTTAAACGAGAACAACGCGCCGCATGAAAAGCAGTGACCGTGTGCAAGTGCCCACATGTCCGTCACCCGCCGATCGCCGCGATCGCGGCGATGTCTTCCAGGTCAGCCTCATCGTCCTCGGGCAGGTAGTGCGCGTAGTAATCCTGCACGGTTTTTTCCTTATCGCCGAGGCGCTGGGCAACGCGACCAAGCGGCACGCCAGCGTGAAGTAGCTGCGAAGCGTACAGGTGCCGTAGGTCGTGCAGGCCGAACAGCGTCAGGCGAATGTGCGCGGCGGCAGCTTCGATCGTCGGGAACGGCAAACGCTTGATCGGCTGGCCCTTCCGCAGACCAGCTTGACCGAAAGCGAACGACTTCCACTCGTCGTGCGTGAACTCGCCGATCGGCTTGGGCAGTTCGACCAGGGAATACGCTCGCGAGCTGTCGCGAGTGTTGCTGCTGCGGAAGAATCCCCAGCCACGGATTGCGAACTGCGCCTGGTGCCAGCGGAGGCGAAGGCCGGCACGATCCAGAACCTGGACGCCGTCGCCAAACAGCAGATCGTCGCCACGCCGCTGGTTCTGCAGCGCGTGGGTTTTAAGTGCCACGCCAAGCTCAACGTCAGCGATGGCGAGACGAGTTTTGCCAGACTTTGGCTTATCGATGACTCGGTCTTTCTTCCAGGCGCGGTTGATCTTCAGCTTGGTTTTCTGGTTGGTCGTGGTCACCTGATCGAGCGACAGCGCGAGCAGCTCCCCGCTACGGATGCCCGTGCGCAGAAGAGTGGTGATCGGCAGAACAGAGTCGTGATCGATGATCTCAAGCGCCGCGAGTAAATTCGGCACGTCATCTTTAAACCGGCCAAACACGGCAGGGTCGATCGCCTTGTCGGCAAGGTCTTCGACCTTAGTGTCGAGCGCGATCCGAGTGGCTGGGCTTGTCGCGATCCAGCGCTCATCGACGGCGATATCGAAGATGGCGCGGAATTTCTGGAGGAGTTTGATTTTGCCCGGACGCTGTAAGGACGCGCGGTCAATCTGACCGCCGCGTTTCTTCAGCTCTGCTTTCAAGAGCGAATGGTTGATGGTTGCCAAGCGGACGCGCTCGATCGGCACGCCGCGAAGAGTCCACTTGCCGATGATATGATTCCGCACCTGCGCGATGTCGTCTTTGCGCGTGGTCTCGCCGATCGATTTCGCGTCGAGGTCGTCTTCCCACGCCTCGACTGCGTCGCCGAATGTCTTGTCCTGAGCGCCGGTTGCGCCGCCGGCAATCCGCTCGCGCAAAATTTCTGCGAACGCCTCTGCTGCCGCAAGCGTCGTAAAGGCCACGTTGGTGTCATCGCGGACGTACTCAGGCTGTGGTAGTAGGCCGGCGCTTTTTTCTCTTGTCGTGTTGATCACCCACCGCTTGATGCCGCGCTGGATATTACGTTTTCGCTTGCTGATGTGAACGTGCATATGGCCCTCCCTTTCACCCAAAAACCCGGCACAAGGCCGGGTTGGTTGGGGGGGTGGGGGGTCCGATTAAAAGGGGTTGGCATCGTCCAGATGGTCGTCCCAAGCGACCTCTTCG